CTCCCGCAACCTATTCCTATCTGAGCACAAGGCCCTCCAAGACAAACACATGGAATCACTCAAGTCTGTCATCACTGCTGAGGACTTCAAACAGCACATATTGAGCCACTGCCTAGAGCTTGGTTCAAGATTCAATCCAAACTTGGATCTCATCTGTCTGGGCAGCATGTCAACCCTGATCAAAACTATGAATCTTCTGGGGCTCAGCAAGAGTGAAACATTGCTGTCACATGTTTCCAGTCATTATGGCATGAGCAGAGTCTTGCCTAACCTATCTGTGGCTGATGTGATGAACACAAAGGGATCAGTATCAGACATTGGTAGATATGGCCTAATCAACAGTCTGCCCACTGATACAAAGACTAAAGAAAAACACCACCAGAATGACAAGTGCTATTCTACAATCTTGAAGTCTATGCTTGACTTCTCTGAGAACACTGGATCTGAGCCACTGAGTGCTGAGGTGATGATGTCCCCAGGAAAGCTAAAGGAGGAAAATAGGCCAAGGAGGGTTTTCACCAAAGCAGACTATGACAAGATAAAGGATTTGCCAGACAGATTGTGGCCATTGCTGCTTCACAATAATGAGAAGGGTTCCAGTTATGTTGCCAAAATGGTTCACAAGGACCAGATAGGGGTCCGAGAAATAGCAGTTCTGAACTCTCCAATGAGGATAGGTGCTTACTTCCTAGAAGACTTGGCAAGACGCATAAGAGACAAGGAGCATGAGCTGGGAGTCAGGACCAACCTCATAGAGATAAAGGACAAAGACCAAATAGTAGGAGATGCTTACAACAGAAACAGGTCACTAAAGTCCAATGGTCTGAACCTGGTTTTTGACAACGCTGACTGCTCCAAATGGGGTCCCACCATGATGCCTTATGCTATGTTTCTCAGCACTATCATGAGGATTGCAGATGACAACCTACTGATGATAGTTCGCAACACCTTTAGTCTTTTTTCTAACAAGGTGATAAAGGTACCAGACTCACTCTATTTCTCTCTGCCTTTGAAGAATGAGGGCCCATCAACTAATTCTGTGAGCAGCATTCAGCAGGCTCTGCTATCCATGAAACCTGGGTCCAAGCTTGGAAATGTGGAAAAACAAATCATATTCTCCCCTGAGGGTATGTTCCAAGGAGTATTGGGGGTCACCAGCAGTGTATTGGCAGCAGATTGCCTTAACCTCAGCTCCACCCTTCAAGAGATGGCACACAAGGACATAAATCTGAGAATCAATTCATTTGACACATCAGATGATTATGTCAGGTTGTTGACCTTCAGTGAGAAAATAGAGGTGGAGTCTAGCTTAGTGAAGACTCATGTCTACAAGGTCATCAGGGACAGTCTTTCCTTCCACACAGTCATTTCCTTAGGTTATGGCATTACAAGGAACATGGTCAAGTCAACCCACTCAGAACATGTGTGTGAGTTCAACTCCATATTCAGAACAGACAGTGGTTTGATCAACCCTGACATAAAGAGCAGGTTATCTTATGTTGAGTATGGTTACTCTTATGACCCTTTCCCAAATGCTCTCAGATGCTTGAAGATAGCTGAGGAATACATAAGGAGGGAAGGGTCAGTTGTTGGAGCCTGCTGGATACAACTCTTGAATACCTTTTTGGCTCTCATCCAAAATCAGTCCTTTAGATTAAAACGCAAGATAGACAGAGGATTATTCAAGGTTCCCTTAGAGCTGGGTGGATTTCCAGAGATAGATCCCTTGAAATCAGTGACTCTTAGTTCCTTAGGAATACTGATCAACAACTATGACATCTCAGGGAACAGAGACATTGAATTGGCAGTGGGTGTATTGAGTGAGCTCCAGGAGTCTAGACCAGATCTTATCAAGGTGGATGACAATTCTGAAATAAAGGCAGCCATACCATCTCTAACTAGAAGTGGGATGATTCATCTGTGCAGAACAGAATCCAGGATGAAGCGACAACTTAGGGAGTACCTTAGTTTCCTTGATCCTGAGAATTACTCTGAATTAAGGTACAGGGGTTCAAACACTTCTATACTCCTGCCTCTCATATCTTGCATGCAAAGAGAAGAGAGTCAAAGTGAGTCAGACAGCCCATCTGATAGGTACAAGATTCCCCAAACCCCTTCTGATGCCAAATTGTTTATCAGCAACTCCAAGCTCCTGAGAACTTTGCTTGGTGAAGGAAAAATCTCAAGAAATCAGGTTTTTGAACTGGCTGAAAGATGGCACAACAGGGACAGTTCACTTCTTCAGAGCATAGAAGACCTTGTGGAACCAAGCAGGCTGGCTTTTGACTACTCCAAACTGGCTAGTGAACTTGACATGTATGATGAGATCATGAGTAAAATAGAGCCAGTGTCTGTGATACCCATAAACAGAAAAATAGTGTCACTCCCCATAGTGCGAGATTATCTGCCCACATCATATGTGATGAATGAAGTGACCTTGTTCAGAGAAACATACTTGCCAGAGATACTCGGAGGAAAGTCAAGTGTTCATCCTCTGGTGTATCTGGAATCAGAGAATGTTCTCAGAAACAGGCTACTTTCATATGCAACAAGAA